AACGAGGACCAGCACCTCACCAGACCCAGCCGGTGTCCGCGGAGACTGTGGGAGGTCGAACGGGACCGACGTCGCACCAGACCCGCCATGAGAACCGTAGTACCAAGTGCCCGAGGTCTTGACCCCCGAGAACACCTGAACCTGAATCAGCGGGTAAGAGAAGAACCCGTTCGCGGTAACAGTGACGGTCTTTGACGACTGAGCCGAAGTTGAGCGCCCAATCCAAATGTAGACGCGACCCGTCGACGAGTGCTGAGAGAACGCAGACGTCCACGACATGCCGGAGAGGGTGGTGCTGATTGTGAGCACCGTACCCTCGCCGGCACGAGCGGAAACGACGACGACGTCGTTGGCCGACACCGAGAACGTCGACGACGTTACCGCCTCGTCGTAGTCGTTGTCCCCGACCCACGCCGTAGCCGAAACCTGAGCGATAGCCACCCGACGTCACCCCTTCACGGGTCGCAGGGCGGACAAGGACAGGATCAGGCCGCGATCGGCGACAGCGACGCCGTCAGCGACGTCAAGTTCAGCGTGTCGCCGGTCTGCATCGTCTTCGACGCCGACAGCGCCGCCGACCCGAGGAACGTGCCAGCCGACGACGCCGTCCACAGGCTGATATGGGTCACGACCTCGTTGTTCGTGCCCGCCCACGACGCCCACGACGGCGCGGTGCCGGTCTGCGCCTGCGAACCCGCCGACGCCGACGCACGCGTCGACTGCGACCGGGTCGTCACCGACGAAGCGTTCGACGCGCCACTCGCCCCAGGGTCGCCGGTGTGCAGCTTCACGTACACGGTGCCGAGCTGACCGTCGAGCATCGCGTTCGCGGTCGTCGACGAAAGGCCGACAGTCATGGGGACTCCTCAGGGGTGGTGATGATGCGGGGACAGTCGTCAGGACGAGGACACGGGTCGGTGTCGGGGGTGCCGCAGCAGCCACGGATGACGTCGGCCGACGCGGTGATACGCAGGGACAGGGGAACGGCGTCGCTCACGGCGTGGCCTTCCGTTGAGCGAGGAAGAGTGCTTCGGTCAGCAGGTGAGACTTGTGGTGTCCGACCTTGACCGCGGTGTTCACGAACACAGGGAGGCCGACCATGCCGGCGCGCAGGCAGAACGTCAGATCCTCGCCGACCGGCTGGCCGTTGAGTTCCGTCTCCTGGAACCAGGGGAACGTGCGGTTGAACTCCCTGTCGCGGATTGCCTCGAGCGCCGAGCGATGGATCAGCAGGAACGCCGCGCCCGTTGCGGCGACCTGCACCAGTGCGTCGGGTGGGTAGTCCTCGACACGCACCGTCGTCGGCTTCCCGTCGACCTCGCCGAGCTGATAGATCGTCGGCCACAGCACGTCGTGTGACGCGCCAAAGCAGAGGCCGCCCACGATCGGGGCCGACTCAGAGTCGGCTACTTCGTGCAGTGCGTCGAGGGCGTCGGGATCCCACGCCATGTCGGCGTCAATGAACCACAGCCACTCGGCGTCGACGTCGAGGAACTTGCGGACGATGGAGTTGCGGGACGCCGATACGTTCGCCGACGACCACTCGTTGAAGATGTTGACCACCCGGCGCGACGACACGCGGTCGAACAGCAGCGAGCCGACGAGGGACGTCGTGAAGTACGCCGACGTCTGGCCTGGGTGGATGAACGCGATGACCGTCGACTCCGCGGAGCGGTTCTCGGTGATCTCCTTGCGCGCCTTTGTGAGCTTCGACTGGGCACCCATCACGCCACCGCCAGCACTCGGCTAGCGCGCAGGTAGCGGGCTGCGGATTCGAGGCGGTCGGGGTCGTCGCCAAGTTGCCCTATCCCACGGTTGCAGGAGTTGCATAGCAGACCGCGCACGCGGCCGGTTTCGTGGTCGTGGTCGATGTGCCACGTCTTGCCAGAGGTGGGGCACGGGGTGTCGGTGCGGCAGATGGCGCAGCGGTTGCCCTGGTGCTCGAGCATCGCGTCGAACTGCTCCTGCGTGATGCCGTAGCGTCGCAGGGTCCGTCGGCGCTCCTTCTCGGCCTGCTTGACCGGGTCGCGCGGGTCGACCTTGCATCCGGCGCAGACCGGGTTGCCCGGCTTTACGGGGACGCTCGTGCCGCACTTCATACACTCGCGAACGCCCGTGTGGCTGCGCCCGATCTTTTCGCGCTGGTGGTACGACCAGCTACAACCGCGCGAGCAGAACCGCGACGTCGAGCGATACGGCTGGAACGTCTCGCCGCAGTTGTCGCACGGCTTGGACGCGGGCGGACTCAGGGGGCGGTGCTTCGTCTGCACCTTGATCCGGTGCCGACGCTTCGCGCACTCGACTGAACACGTCTTTGCCGAGCGCGTCGCGCGGGCGGCAGGAATGGGGGCGGCGCAGATCTCGCACACAGTCGGTCTCCTCTGATGGCTTCCTCTGTGTCCCGTTGGTTCGCGCCGGTCGCCCGGAGCGCGCGGGGCTCCCCACAGAGGAAGGGAGCCCCGCGCTTGCCCGATGGGTGGTCGGGCCGATCAGATGGCGTCAGGTCTTGAGGAACCTGAACGCGTTGAGGTCGAGCACGTCGCTGCCGACGCGCTTGTGGGCCACGAGGCCGCGAGTCCCCGTGGGGAGACCCGAACCGTCGACCACGTTCTGGATGAACTCGACGGTGGTGCCGAGCCGGTCGTAGATCAGGAACCGGCTGAAGTCGCCGAGGACGATCAGCACCGTGCCCGAGGTCGTCGCCGAGGACATGTCGGAGCAGGCAACCGTCGGCGAACCGAGCAGGTCGCGGCCACCGCCGCCGGCGACGTTGAAGTCGGACCAGAAGTACGAACCCTGGGAGCCGGTCGACATCTGCTTGATGGTGTTGAACGTCGCCTTGTTGGCGATCCAGTGCGAGGAGTCCTCGAACCGGGGGGCGACCGAGTTGAGCAGCGCGAACACGTCCACGGCCGAGGCGGTGGTGAACGCGCCACGGGTGGTGGCGGTCACGGTCGACGCGGACGTCGCCGAGATCGCGGTCACGATGCCCTTGGGGGCGCCGGAGCCGCTGCCGCTGATGAACGCGGTCTGCTCGGCGTAGTCGAACGCCTCGCCGATCAGGCCGGGGAGCTGCTGGAGAAGTGCCGAGTCCTCGAAGATCTCGTAGGAGCCGGTCACGTAGCCCGTGAGCTTTGCTGCCGTCACAGACGGGCCGCCCATGGTTCCGGTGCCGTCGGTGAGCGCGGTGTTCTCCGCGACCCAGTAGGTCGTGACCGCGCCGGCGGTAACGCCGTGCCAGACGTTCTGGGTGCCCTGCTCGACGCGGGCGATGCGGCGGAGGGGGTTCTTCGTCGCGGTGCCGGTGTGGATCAGGCTGGCGTCCAGCAGCCAAGGCAGGGCGTACCCGCCGTTGGCCGAGGTGAGCGACGCTGACGCACGGACGGCGGCGGCCTCCTCGCTGGTGTAGTTCGGGCGGCCCTGCGTCCGCATGTACTCCTCGAACGCGGAGCGGTAGGCGTCCGAGCCGGTGAGGAGAACCATGTCGGAGACGCCGCGGATGGTCTCGACCTTGCGGGCGACCTCCTCGGCTGCCTCGGAGCTGAAGGTACGCGACTTGGTCGCGTCCTCGACGACCTGCATGGCGCGGTCGTACTTCTCCGACTCGGGGGTGTAGGCGAGGCGGTCGAGGTTCTCGAACGCGTCGCGCTTGACCACCACGTTCGGCGCGTGGAAACCGCGCTCGACGTTGGCGGGGTTGACCATAGCGGAACGGATGGCCTCGATCTTCTCCTCGCGGGCCACGGCCTCGTCGAGCTCCGCCTTGCGGGCGTCGAACTCCTCGATGGCCGCGGCGAACCGCGCGGTCTGCTCCTCGGTGGGAGCCTCGACGGCGTCAAGCTCGACGATCTCGGCGCGCAGCGCCTCGACCTCGGAAGCCAGCGCCTTGCTGTCCTTCTTCACAGAATGTCCTTCCGGCGCGCGAGGGCGCGCAGGTGAGAGTGACGGATGGTGAGTGCGTCGCGCGTGGCGCTGGCCGGGGCGTCGACGGTTGACTCCGGGGCCTCAGTGGGCGTGGAGTCGGAAGATTCTGGGGCGAGGTCGTGGGCCTCGCCGTACATGCGGAGCAGTTCGGCGCGCTCCTCCTCGCTCATCTCGAGCAGGGCGGCGCGCACGGCGCTGATCCGCGCGTCCTCGTAGGCGGGGAACGTCACCAGGGACGTCTCGCGCAGGGCGGCCTCCTCGCGGACGACGACGCCGTCGCGCTTGGAGTGCTTCACCGGGCGGAACCCGACAGAGAACGAATCCAGCGCACCGTCACGGACGAGCGCCAGAGCCTCGTCGCCAGCCTGCGTCTGCGAGACGCGGAACTCGGCGTACAGGCCGACGGCGTCCTCCCGCCATGCGTCACGGTCAGCGACACCCAGCGGGTTGCGGCCCATGTCGTGCTGCGACAGCAGCGGGATTCGCTTCATGCTGTACGACCGCTTGAAGGCACCAGGCGCGAACATCTCCCGATACGGCTTGCCGCCGTCGGAGACCAGGGCCTCGGTGTTGTACGGGACGACGATGCCGGCGATGGTGCGGCCGTCGGAGCGAACCGACAGGTCCGCGACGAATGCGCGAGAAAGGCGCTCGCTCACTGACTGCCTCCGGGGGCGTTGGGGGTAGAGCCGGGCGCCTGCATCTGCACAGACACGAGCCCGGTGTGGCCGCCTACCAGGAGTGACGTGTCACCGGCCACGACCGCCGTCACTGCGACGTCGGGCTGATAGCCGGCCTGGATGAGAGTCGAGATCGCCGACGCGGCGGTCTGCTGCGCCGTCGCGCGCTCCGTCTCGGCGTCCTGCAACGCGGGGATGTTCCCCGTGTCGAACCACAGGCGCGCACCATCGGGGGCGGTCACGAGCTTCGCCAACGCCGCCACCGCGGACTGCCACAGGAACATGCCCGTGACCCGCGCGAACGCCTTGAACGCCTGGTCGTAGTTGGCGAACGTCTGCGCGTCCAGCCCGGCCTGCAAGCCGACGACCTGCGGGGGCACACCAGCCGCGATAGCGACCCGGACCTCGCCCGCGGCCTGCACAGCCGTGAACGCCATCTTGTCGAACGTCGACCCGATCATCGTGACGTCCGCGCCGTCGTCGATCACCATGGTGCGCCAGGCGTTCATGGCACCGCCGTGGCGGGCCTGCACCTGCGCGGCCAGTCGCTCGACGCCGTCCTGATCCAGCTTCCCGGGGACGCGGACCAGCATGTTCGGCGTCGCCGCGTTGCGGAAGAACGCCAGCCGGTGATCCGTCATCGACCCGTCAGCGTCGATCTCACGAACGACCGGGGTCAGCCACGACATGCCACGGAACGACGCCAACGGATCAGGGATCGGAGCCCAATGCGCGACGTCGTCGACGTCGAACAGATCCGGATCCGAACCGCCGCGACCGTCCCGCCAGTACGCGAACCCGACGACCTCAGTCACACCGTCCATCGACTCCGCGGCGACGATGTCCACGAGGTCCGGCCGCAACCGCTCGAGGCGGTCACCAGCACGTCGGACGTAGGCGTTACCGGCCAGGTCGACGTCCTGCACCATCCGCGCCAGCAGGTCACCCGACGTGCCGTTCGGCCACGGCTGCTCCAGCAGCGCCAGATCCGGCGTGCCGAACAGTCGACGCGACCGGAGATCCTGCCACTTGAACTCAGCCTGAGACACGAGCATGAGGCGCTGATTCGCGACCGCGAACACCACACCGTTGCCCTGATAGCCGACCTCGGAATACGTGCGGAAGTCGTTGCCGACAGTCTCCCGGCCAGGGGTCAGCGGGAACGTCGTGTACCAGCCGCCGACACCAGCGAGGGACGCCCGCTGCGCGGGAGCCTCATGCCGGCCGCGACGGCGCGCGAACCTATCCCACCACGCCATGCGACGGCCTCCGAATCACAGATACAGGACGGTCGGGGCCGCAGGGGGCGGCGCGTCACCGTGCGCCCACAGGGCGAGAGTCGCCGCATACAGCGGCGTGATGTCCGTCGTGGCGTTCTTCCGCGCCCACGCCCAGGCGTCACCGACAACCCGACGCGACGCACCCGCGACGGCAGCGTTCAAGACACCCTCGTCGCGGTGCCGCAACCGGCCCGCGATCACGAGGTCATAGAACCGGCCACACGACTGCGTCAGATCCCGCATCGCCGACTGCGCGACCGTCAGGCCCGCATCCTCGAGCGGCTGGATCAACGCACCAGCAGGCCCCGCAGGGTCCACCGCGAACGCCAACGGCCGATGCTTCGCGAGCTCCACGCACCGGGCGACGATCCAGTCGACACCGTCACGGGATTCCACGACAGCGACGTGCGGCAAGCCATCAGCCCGCACACCCGCCGCCGCGATCGACGCGCGGTCACGCGACGGCGACACGTCCACGCCGAACGCGACCGGGTCCAACGCCACCGACTCGACGTCAGCGCACGACGCCCACGACGCCGACGGGATCACCGCCGACCCCGACGGCATGTCAGGGATCGACAGGCGCTCACGGCGGAACTCAGCCTCCGGCAGCGCGTCAACCTCCGCCGCGATGAACTCCTCCGTGAGCCGATAGCCGAGCGCCGGGTTCGCCAGCGCCCACGCCTCACGGTCGCGAACATCGGCATCCTCCGGCGCCGACCACTCGAGGTACGCCAACCGGCCCGGGTCATCCGACAGTGCCCGCGAGCGGATCGCATGCAACTGCTCCGACGACGCCATCGCCGCCGACGACGCATACCAGACTTGAGGGTTCGGCCGCGTCGACAACGTCGGCAGCAGCGCCGCCATCGCAGCCCCGCCGAGGTTGAACGCCTCATCGAGGAACAGCGAATCCGCGGACCAGCCACGACCCGACCCACCCGACCGGGCGAAGAACCGCAACCGCTGCCCGCTACGCAAGTCGTAGCCGAACTCCGACGGGTTACGCACCGTCCGCAACACCCGCGCCGACAGCGCCGGGTCGGAGTCGATCAGCGACCCGATGCGGCGGAACGCCTCGCGGGAAGTCTTGAACTCGTGGGACGAGTAGATGAACAGCTCGTCGCCGAACAGGAACATCTTGGCGAGGGCTAGCGCCTCGAACAGCGCGCCCTTCCCGTTCTGCCGGGACACGACAACGCCGACCTCGAACGCCGACCACTTGCCGTCCGTCCGCTCGCCGAGTCCGACCTCGAGCGCGAACGCCTGCCACGGATCCAGCACCAGCCCGGCATCAGCCGCCAGAGCCACCGCCTCCGCGCCAGCCGACGACACCGCGTCAGGCGCGACCAGCAGCCTCGGCCGCTGCGCGCCTACGGCGCTCACGCTGCTCCCGGATCTCATCGACGGCATCGCCACGGTCACCGACACGGGCCACCGCCTCACGCAAGTCGTCGAGGGCCGCCCGCAGCTCCTTCGCCAGAGACGCGACCCGCTCCACGGGCGCGACGTCGACCCGCGCCGCGAGCAGCAGCGCCAACTGCGCCTCCGGGCCGTCGGCGACCGCGGGCGGCACCTGCTTCAGCAGGGTCGTGATCGACGTGACCATCGGGCCGGCGGGGCGCGTCATCGTCACCGCCTGTTCGATTACGTGTGTGCGGAGCGTGACTGGTGAGCGTGCGCGGAGCGCATCGAGGCCGTCACGAAGCGCCATCAGCGCAGGTCAGAGGCGCGAAAAAATCGCTCTAGAGGCGGGTCGGGAAGGTGGGACGTGACGGAGCGTGACCCCCACCCCCCGGATAATCGAACACCGGGTATCACCAGCGGCGTTCGGGTCGCACGGGTGGCGGCTCCTTGGTTCTGTCTCGACCTTGCCGGTAGTAGTTGCCGCGCTGGATGTTGCAGCGCAGGCAGGCCGCTCGAAGGTTGGCCGGGTCCGTGAGGTCGCCGCCTCGGTCAAGTTCGATGACGTGGTCGACCGAGAAGCTGCGTGGATGAGGGAACTTGAGCGTGTAGTCGATGGGCCGGCGGCAGATCCAGCAGGGGAGGCCGAGTGCTGCGAGTTCGCGCCGTGCGCGCTGGTATGCGCCGGTGCTGCGTGGTGCGGTCATGCCCCGGAGCAGAGGTGCACGGTCCACCACAGCAGGCCCACGGTCACGCCGGCGAGCGCGAGGAGGACGAGGTTCGCCTGCCACTGCCCGCAGGGTTCGGGGCTCACGGGACGAGCCATTCGGCGGCGGGGTCGTGGTGGTCGACGAAAGGGGCGCAGCTCGCGGCGGGTGCGCGGTAGAGCCGTTCGAGGTCGGCTGCGTCGGCCTGGTGGCGTGCGGCGAGGGCTTCGTCGAGGACGCGGTCGACGTAGGCGGCGTAGGTGCGCCAGGGGCCGGAGGCTGCGTGGTGGAACGCCTCGCGGTGGGGGTCGGGTGCCACGGCTCACCGCCTCGGAACGGCACAACGCCCCGACCGTGTGGCTCGGGGCGTTGTGGGGGGCTCGTGTGTCCGGGCACAGCGGTGCCCTTCCACTGCGTGAC